CAGGTGGTGGACCTGCTCACGCAGATCCGCGACCGGCTCCCTGCACGTGCAGAGCCGGCCGACCCCGGGCCCGTCGACGTCGACGGCCTCTGACCCAGACCCTCGACGAGGAGGCTCAGCGTGCCAACCGAGCTGGACTTCTCCTACGATCCGACGACCGACGCCGGCAAGGTCCGTCTGCTTCTCAACGACGTCGACGAAGACACCGTCGTCTTCGCCGACGCGGAGATCGACGCCTTCCTCGCCCTACACGACGGCGCCATCTTCCTGGCCGCAGCACAGGCGATCGACACGAACGCCGACAACGAGGTCCTCGCGTCCAAGGTCCTCCGCACCCAGGACCTCAGCACCGATGGGGCGAAGGTTGCTGACGCGCTGCGCAAGCGGGCGGCTGCCCTTCGTGAGCAGCACGCTCAGATCGAGGATGGTGACGGCTTCTTCGAGATCATCCCCTCGGGGCGTACCTGGGGGCCTGAGCTTGCGCCGTCACCGACGTTGGACTGGTTCTGATGCCGCGGGCCACCCGCGCCCAAGGTCGCCCAGGCACCCAAGTGATCCCGGCGAACTGGGAAGAGTCCCACGCCGTGGTGGTGGGCAAGACGTTCACCGCCGACGTCATCGTCTGGGCAGCTGCCGACGACTCGCCGTCCATCAACGCCGACCTCTCTTACTCGACAGCATCTGACACGCAGCTCTACGACGACACGGCCCGCATCCAGGTCCTCAACATCGGCGACAGCTCGAAGGTCTTCGGCGAGGAGTACCAGTCGAAGGCCGGCTACCTCGTCGTCATCGACCGCGAAGCCGACAGTGACATCGACCGCGGCTGCGTCGTCGAGGTAACCAAGTCGTCCGACCCGTCCCTGCTCGAGGCCGGCCGCCGGCTCGCTGTGGCTCGCGTCGATCGCGGCTCCTTGCGGTGGGAGCGCGACCTGTACTGCGTCGACACCGTCACCACACCCTGAGCGGAGGCGACCGATGGTCAGCGACTTCTCCGAGATCTACAAGCTGGCCACCGACCTCGGTAAGGCCGGCGCGAAGGCCGGGTTCATGGCCTCGGCCGCGATCGCGAAGACCGCCCACGACATCGAGCGCGACGCCAAGGTTGCTGCACCCGTCGACACCGGGAACCTGCGCAACTCGATTAGCTCCGACATCGCCAGGTTGCACGCCGAGATCGGACCGACCGCCGCATATGGCATCTATGTCGAGTACGGCACCTCCCGGATGGCGCCGCAGCCGTATCTGGGGCCGGCGTTCGATCGCAACGCTCCGGGTCTGGAGAAGGCGATCGGCGACATCGGTGGCCGGATCCTCTGATGGCAGCCGTCCCACGCCGCGTCCTCGTCGACGCGCTCGCCGCTCGCGCCACCATCCCGAACGTCACCGTCTACAAGCGGCTGGTCGCTCCCGCGCCGCCGACGATCAGCGCGAACGACCTACGCGTGAAGCCCTACGTGGTGCTCCACCCGTCAGCTGGTGTCACCGGGCCGGACGAGCGGCTCGGCGGAGACCGGGTCGGTCTCGCCGAGACGTTCCAGCTGTCGTGCGTCGCCGGCGAGGAGAAGGCCCTCGACCTCCTGGTCGATGCCATCACCGCCCGATTCGACGAGTGGCGGCCGGCGCTCGCCGCGCCCTACGACGTTGTCGTGCTCGGCCGCTGCCGGATGCTCAACGACCCGGGCCCGTCCCGCCGCGATGACGACGTGGCGCCGCCCCGCTTCTGGACGCCGCTCATCTACGGCCTCGTCGTCAACAACTGACCAGCTCGCCGCCCCACCCACCGGAGGAACCCCATGCCTTACAAGCCGAAGGACCCGACCTTCCCCTACCCGACGTGGATCCGGGTCGCGGACGAGGAAGGCAACCAGTTCGACCATCGCGCCGACCTGCCTCTGCCCGACGGCCAGAAGGTCGTCGACGGATACCCCGAGTATCAGGGGCCCATGGCGCGGGCGCCGAAGGCGAAGGTCGAGATCAAGACCGACCGCCAAGCGCTCGAGGGACTCGCCAAGGACCTCGGCGTGACCATCGGGAAGAAGAGCGACGGCGAGCTCGCCACGGCCGTCGCCGAGGCGCAGGCCGAGGCCGCCGCCGCGCAACCGGCCACCGAAACCGAGGCCAACATGCAGTCCGCCGACGCCGCGTCGGAGTCCACCAACACAGCCAGCTCCAGTGCTGGCGAAGGAAGTGAGTGATCATGGCAGTCCCCCCGGGCATCGTCGGCGACGGAATGGTGCGGATCTCCGTCATCACGACCTACGTCGCAGGCACCCTCACCGCCGCAACGGCCACGGCCGGCGTCGACATCACGTGCTACTTCACGTCGGACGGCTTCAACCGTGCGATCCAGCAGGCGGCCGTCGTCGACGATCGGCTCTGCTCGACCCAGTCCGGTGAGGATCCGGGCCGCTACAACGAGACGCTCGACGTCACCTACATCTGGGATCAGCAGAACACGACGCCGACCGACAACCTGGCCTACACGACTCTCGTGCCGGGCGCGACGAAGTTCCTCGTCGTCCGCTACGGCCTGCCCTACACGACGGCGTACGCCGCCGCGCAGAAGGTCGACGTGATCAAGTTCACCGGCGGCCGGCAGGGCCGCATGGCGATCGCTGCCAACGAGAAGCTCAAGATCGGGCAGAAGCTCTTCATCGCCGCCGACGGCGTCGTCTACGACCAGGCGCTCACCTGAGCGTGAACTAGACCCCGCCCGGGCCGGTGTCTTCCAGGGGGCCGGTCTGGGCGGTCACCACACGTACGTACGCACACCCCTGGATCCACCCCTGGAAGGAATCAGCATGACCATCAAGGTGAATCGCCCAGAGGGCACCGTCAACTTCTGCACCGACCTCGCGATCCGAGGCGAGTGGGAAGACGCCGTCGAGAACCTGGAAAGGGTCCGCCAGAAGGAAGACTCACAGCGCCAGCTCACTGACGTCGCCGACGCCGCCCGCGCAGTCCAGACTCTCGAGGCCCGCATGCGGGCCTCGACTTTGCGTTTCCGGCTCCGTGGCCTGCCACGCAAGAGGTGGCAAGAGCTCGGCGAGGAGCACCCGCCGCGAGACGGGAACAGCCAAGACCAAGCGATGGGCGTGAACACGTCCACCTTCTTCGACGCTGTGCTCCAGGAGAAGGGTGTCATTTTCGGTGTCAACAAGGCCGACACCGACGAGGTCGTCGACTTCGACGCCACAGCCGAGTGGAACCAGCTGGCCGACGACATGACCGACGGGCAGTGGAAAGAGTTCGCTGACGAGGTCCTGCGACTGAATCGGGCGGTCACGACGCCCCCTTTCTCGCGCACCGCGTCGCTACTGACGCAGGACTCCGGCGAGACCTCCGAGCAGCCCGCAAGCTCGGGATAAGCCTCAAGAAGTTCTACGGTTGGGAGCCGTTCACGAGATTCGTCTACAACGACGAGGGCCGCCTGATCGGGTCCGTCCTCGAGGTCGAGTGGGACGACGCGGAGCGGGAGTGGATGCTCGCCCTCGAGCACCACGAGCAGGCGGACCTCTGCCAGCTCTGCGGCATGCCGAAGACCGTGTGCCGCTCCTTCGAGACCGACGGCATGGTCTCCGTCACGTCCGAACGCTGCCACGTCGCTGCGGCGATCGCGAGGAAGCGTCGCGCCGACGAGCGCGCCGACCTCGACCTGCCCGAGACCATGGCCTACTCCGCGAGCCTCTACGACCCGGACGAGCCGTGACCCCAGACCATCGACACCTCAAGGAGCATGCATGGCTGACCGCTCCGTAAGGGTCGTTCTGGACGCGGCCGTCACCGGCTTCGTCACCGGCATGGGCACGGCAGCGCAGTCGGCGGTCGGCTTCGCTCGCACAGCTGGCGGCGCGATCGACAAGAACCGCGCCAGCATGGACCAGCTCGCCGGCACCTCGTTCAAGGTTGGCGTCGCGCTCACCGCGCTCGCCGGCTTCGCCGTGAAGTCGGCGATGGACTGGGAGTCCGCCTGGACGGGTGTCCTCAAAACGGTCGACGGTACGCCGGCACAGCTCGCCGCCGTGGAGGAAGGGCTCCGCGGGCTGGCGACGTCGATGCCGGAGTCGCACCAGAACATCGCCGCCGTCGCCGAGGCCGCCGGCCAGCTGGGCGTCGCCCGCGACGACGTCGTCGCGTTCACGAAGACCATGGTCATGCTCGGCGACACGACCAACCTGACCGCCGAAGAGGCCGCCACCTCCATGGCGCAGTTCATGAACATCATGGGCACCGCGCCGTCCCAGGTCGACAATCTCGGCTCCGCGCTCGTCGAGCTCGGCAACAACGGCGCCAGCACCGAGCGGCAGATCATCGAAATGGCGCAGCGCATCGCCGGCGCTGGCCGCATCGTCGGGCTCACCGAGGCCAACGTCCTCGGCATCGCCTCGGCCGTCGCGTCGACCGGCGTCGAGGTCGAGGCCGGCGGCACCGCGATCTCCCAGACCCTCATGAAGATGTCGCAGGCCGTGGTCACCAACTCCGGCGAGCTCCAGGTCTGGGCCCAGACCGCCGGCATGAGCGCCCAGGAGTTCGCGCAGGCCTGGCGGGACGATCCTGCGGCCGCGTTCCTCGCCTTCGAGCAGGGCCTCTCCAAGCAGGGCCAGGACGCGATCGCCACCCTCGACAAGCTGGGCCTGGACGGAGCCCGGGTCGGCCGCACCCTGCTCAACCTCGCAGGCGCCAACAAGCTCCTCGCCCAGTCGTTCCTCGACAGTGATCAGGCCATGGCCCGGAACACCGCGCTCGCGGAGGAAGCCGGCAAGCGGTACGACACCGCGGCTGCGCAGGCTGAGATCGCCTGGAACAAGATCAAGGACGCGAGTATCGACGCCGGCCAGGGCCTCCTCCCGGTCGTGGCCGAGATCGCTGGCGGAGTCGGCGTACTCGCTGACGCCTTCGGCGCCCTGCCGGCACCCGTCCAGGGCTCCCTCGCTGGGCTCGCGCTGATCGGCGGCGCCGGCCTGCTCGCCTTCGCGGGCATCGCCAAGCTCGCCGTCGGTGTCGCCTCCACCAACGCCGCGCTCACGACCCTCGGAGTGACCGCTCCCCGGACTGCGGCCGCGCTGAGCCTGCTCACCAAGGGGACCCTCGCCTTCGCTGCGGTCGCGGCCGCGCTGACGGTCAGTGACAAGATGTTCGGCGGCGGCGCACCCGTCACCGTTGAGCAGTACACCCGCGCCCTCCTCGACCTGGCGCACGGCGGCGCAACGGCAGCGACCAGCCTCGAGAAGCTCGCGAGCACCAAGGCCCCGTCGTTCATGGGTCTCACGATCACCAAGGACATCACCTCCCTCGGCGACGCGATCGACACCCTCGACGCAAGCAAGTGGGAGAAGTTCCTGTCCTCCGGCATCGGGCAGTCGAACATCGAGGCGGCCGCCGAGAGTATCGGCCAGATCGACTCCGCCCTCGTCTCCCTCGTCGAGTCGGGCGCCGCCGACGAGGCCGCTGCGTCCTTCGACTACATCGCGCAGCAGGCCGAGAAGCAGGGCGTCTCCCTGTCCCGGGTCAAGGAGATGTTCCCCGGCTACATCGACGCGCTTGCTGCGATGGACTCGGAGTCGCGCAACGCCGCCGACGGCTTCCGTGAGGCGGCCGGCGGAAGCGATGCCCTCGCCATGCGGCTCGCCCAGCTCGATGCCGACCCGGCCAAGGCCGTCGAGGCACTGAGCAAGCTCCACAAGGAGACCAAGGAGACGGCGCGGTCCTTCATGGGCTTCACCGCCAATCTCAAGGAGAGCGGCCAGTCGTTCGACCAGTGGGCCCGCAGCGTCGAGGACGCCGCACGCGCGTCGGCCGACTTCCAGGACAACCTGATCAAGCTCGCGACCCGAGGCCTGCCGACCGACTGGCTGAGCGAGCTCGAAGCCATGGGTCCGGAGGCCGGCGGCAAGCTCGTCGAGGGCCTCGCCGACGCCAGCGACAAGGAGCTCGCCCGCCTCGTCGACCTCTGGGAGGAGGCCGGCGGCCGGATCAACGACACGATCCACGACATTCCGCAGGAGATCATCACCCAGTTCGATATCAAGGGCGCCGACAACGCGATCGGGAAGGCGGCGAAGCTCGCCCAGCAGTACGACCTCACGCCCGAGCAGGTCGAGACGATCCTGCGGGCGAACGACTGGGCGTCGAAGGACATCAAGGCTGTTCTCGCGCTCATGGAGAAGGCCGACCGCGCGAAGGCCGAGTCGGAGGTCAAGGCTAAGGACGCCGCCTCCAAGGTCATCAAGAGCATCCTCAAGCTCCTCGGCCTCGTGCGAGACAAGAGCGCCACGATCACCTATCGCCGGCGGATCATTGGCCCCGGCCCCGACACGCCCAAGGGCACCAAATGGAACAGCACGCGGGCCATGGGTGGCCCTGTACCCGCCGGTTACTACGCTGGCGGCCGCGTCCCTGGGACACCGCCCGCCGACCCTGCAGCGGACAACGTGGTCGCGTTCGGCGCCACCTCCGGCGAACCGCTCTTCGTCCGATCCCGTGAGTGGATCGTCAATCAGAAGAGCTCGGACGAAAACGACAACTGGATCGCCGCGATCAACGGCGGCCTCAACCTCAACAAGGCCTTCGGCGGCGGCCCCGACCGGGTCCTTGGCTTCGCCGACGGCGGCGCCTGGGATCGGGCCTGGCGGTCTGCGACGAGCACCGCGCAAGGCACAGGCCGCCCAGCCGGCAGCGGCGGCCCGCAGCTCATGGAGGTCGACCTCGTCGACGCCCAGGTCGAGGTCGACGCCGACGGCATCGCTCGCTTCGTCCGCGGCACCGTGAAGGTCATGCTCGACGACGAGCGTGAGCAGGCCCAGCGCGGCCTCGGCCAGAAGATCCGAGGCGGCCGCTAATGGCTCACTACCGCCAGTTCGTCCAGTCTCCGATCTCGCCGGCGATCGTTCTCGACGTCGACGACCACACTCTCGTCACCGTCCAGACCGGCTCGTCGGTGAGCTCGCCGTCGCGCCGCTACTCGAGCTCGCCGCGGCTGACCGAGCACGGCGACCACCTGACGTCGGCCTACTTCGGCGACCGGCAGGTACTCCTCAAGCTCAAGTTCGTCGCCGGCTCCACGGCGGCCGCCCAGTCGGCGTTCCTCCAGAAGCTCGCCCGCATCGTCGGGCAGGGCGCCTGGCTCAAGTGGCAGGACGAGGGCAAGGCGCGGCCGCAATTCTTCCGCACCAAGCCCGCCGACGTGGCGATCGTCGACTACATCCTGACCGCAGACCCGACGCGCGAGATCACGGTCACACTGCCAGCCGAGCCGGGCGCCGCGAGCCTTCCGGTGACGGGGACGGCCGTCGTCACGAACGACCCGACCGCCGCCTCGAACCCGATGATGATCCGCTTCGGGCCGATCGAGGGCGACCTGCCCACGTCGCCGCAGCTCCGATTCACGACACCGGATGCAGCCCACCGGATCGCGCTCGCCTCCTGCGCCCTGATCACCGCACTCCCGCTGGTCTCCGACGCCTTCAACCGGGCGAACAGCGCGACCACCATGGGCAACGCCGACACCGGCCAAGCCTGGGGTGCAGCGATCGCCGGCACCTTCGGCATCGACGCCCAGCGGGCCTACGTCGCCACCATCGCCGGGGCGTCGCTCTACTCGTACAACACGATCGACTCTGGCCTCTCGGACGTCATCATCGAGACGACGATCGCCGTGCGCCAATCGGACGGCTTCACCGGCATCCGGCTACGCGGATCTGGCGCGAACGGTTTCAGCATCCTCCACAACCAAATGTGGAACAACGCCGCCACCGTCGGACCTGGCTTCTCCGAGACCTTCGTCACCGGCGACCGCATGCGGGTCGAAGCGATCGGCCAGACCATCACCGTCTACCGCCAGGCGGCCGCGCTCGGCGGCGGCTGGACGCAGGTCATGACCACGACGACGGCGACGTACCTGACGCAGACGCAGCACGGCATCACCGCCTTCGGCTCCCAGGCTGGCACGAGCCGCTGGGAGAACTTCACGATCACCCCGTCCGTCCAGGCGGCCCCGTACTACAAGTCGCTCGTCGCCGCGACGAAGGACGCGACCCCGCCGACCGGCTGGACGATCACCGACGCAGCCGACGCGACCAACGTCTCAGGAAACAAGCGGACCCTCGCCAGCTCTGGCTCGGTTGCCATGATCGTGCCGACCGACGCCGTCCTCCTCCAGTGGGAGGACCTGCCGATCGGCAACTACCGGGTCTGGGTGCGGGTCACCGGCATCGACGCCGGCACCGAGCTCCTGTTCTGGAACAAGCCGCCGAGCACCGGCTCCGTCCTCCTCGAGGAAGAGGCCGCCGCGCGAGTCACCGTTGACGTCGCGAACACCGGGCACGACTGGATCACCCTCGGCGTGGTCGCCATGCCTGGCTCTGCCCCGCTGGCTGACGCCGTCCATGGCCTCGACACCGATCTCGGGCCGGCGTTGTGGAACTTCGGCGTCAGGAAGGACGCCTCGATGTCCATCGATCTCGACGCGATCGTCCTCGTACCGGCGGGCCGGCCGGGCACGTCTGTCAAGCAGGGATCGGTCGAGGTGCCGGCGTCGTACACGAGCAAGACGGTCACCTTCGACGGGATCAACAAGCGCCGCTACGGCAAGGGGATCTCCGCGCTGACGCCGGGCGTGACGTCGCCCTTCATGCCGTCGGACATCCGAGGCGGACTTCCCGAGCTCGTCCCGGGCGCTGCGAACGTCCTGCACCTGTTCGCCACCGCTGCCGCACCGGCGGCCGCGTCACGCATCGACGACAGCAAGGCCCTCACGACGACCGTCGAGTACACCTACCTGCCGCTCTCCATCTACGACCACCCGGACGCATGACCGACTTTGAGGTCCGCCTGACCGAGACCCGCGGCGAACGCATGCTGACGGAGCACGTGACCAATCTGTCGTTCACGTCGGTCGATGGCGGCGGCTTCGGCTCCGCATCGTTCGATCTCGATCAGGCGATCGACGCCGAAGACTTCGAGCGGCACGCCGAGATCGCGATCTTCGACACCGAGACCGAAGAGCAGGTCGGCGGCGGCCGCATGCAGCGACCAGGCCGAGGCCTCAGCTCTCGAGGCGAGGTCTGGAAGTGCGACGTCATCGGCGAAGGACCCGCCCACCTTGCCGAGCGCGAGGTCCCCTTCTGCCAGATCGACACCCGGCTCGAGGAAGGCGGCTGGACGAAACGCTTCACCACCAACCGCCGGCTCCAGTGGGCACAAGGCAACCAACCCGACGACGACAATGTGCCCGGCTGGACGTTCACCATCGAGGCCGGCGCCCTCAACTCCGGCTACGTCGGCCGACTCACCCATGCCGTCCTCGAGGAGTGCGCCAAGATCGGCGGCAGCGACCGGATCGAGATCGCCGCCTACGAGTTCACCTACGACTGCGGCAACGGCACCAACGAGAACCGGATCCAGTCCTACCTCAGCACCACCGGCGGCCTCGAGGACACCCAGATCACCGACCACGGCTTCGCCGTCTCGCCCCTCGTGCGGCACCGCGAGATCACGACCAACTGGCCGAGCGGCGGCATCGGGCCCTTCTCGGATGACCCGCCGCTTCGGCTCACGATCCGCTACCTGCGGAACAGCCCCTCAGTCACCGTCGGCGGCGACGACGACTGGATGCACGTCTCCAACCTCCGCGTCACCGCCCTACGCCTCGACAAGAACCGCAACCCGATCACCACTGGCCCCTCCTACAACTTCGACTACGTCCTCCCACACGAGGCGATCATCGACTCCTGGGCCCGCTTCTGCCCCCGCCTCGACCTCGCCAACGCCAGGATCGCGACGACCGCGACCTTCCAGCACCGCGACCTCGTCTGGCCCGACGGCATCCACCCGCTCGGCGAGCTCAAGCAGATCATGGAGTACAACCCCGCCTTCACATGGGCCGTCTGGGACAAGCAGTACAACGGCTTGTGGCGGGCCGAGTGGCGCGAACGGGACACCGACGTCCGCTACGACATCGTCGCCGACGAAGGCTTCGACCAGACCGGCGAGACCCTCGACGAGCTCGACGCCGCCTACGTGACCGCCGAAGCAGCGACCGGCGCGTACCGGGTCCTCTCGTTCGGCGACGACGTGAGCAACCTCGACCACATCGTCTCCAGGACGATCCGACACAGCGGCAAGCTCGACGACACCAGCTGGAGCGAAGTCGCCGACGCGCTCGGCAACGACACCATCGAGCAGTCGCAGCTCGCCGCAGCCGCCGCGAAGGTGACCGTCTCGGGCTTCGTCTTCGACCGCTTCACCGGCCGCTGGGTGAAGCCCTACCAAGTTCTCCCCGGCTACGTCTGCTCCGTCATCGGGGTCGGCTACGACGGCGCCACTTCCTACCGGGTCGTCTCGAACGCCTACTCGGTCGACGAGAAGTCGTCGAGTCTGGAGCTCGACTGGTACACCCTCGACGAGCAGCGAGCGATCGCTGCCCTGGTACAAGCGGTCGCCGCATGACGGCCGCGCCGGCAGCGGGACAGACCGATGTTTGAAGGCATCCCGGTCACCGCTCTCGGTCCCCTAGGCACCCTAGCCCTGGTGCTCGCAGCTCCCTTCCTGCAAATGGCGCGAGGGAAGCTGATCCCCGTGTCCTTCCTCGAAGCTGCCGAAGCCCGTCATCGCGAAGCGATGCAGGCCGCCGAGGAACGGCACAAGCAGCAGCTCGAGTTGTCGGAGACTCGGGCTCGCGAGTGGCGAGAGGCCCACATAATCTCCGAGACCGCACGAGCGACATCCCAGGAGCAGACCCACGAGCTGCTCGAGCACGCGAAGACGAGCGCCGCGATCCTCAACGTCATGTCGCAGAAGGCGGCGGGATCGTAATGCGTTGGCCATGGCAGCACGACCGCGACGAGCCGACACCAGAGCCGAAGCCCCTGCCCGACGTCGAGCTCGAGGACGACGAGGAGATCAAGGACGCCGGCGAGGCCCGCGCCAAGGCAGAGAAGGACCTCGCCGAGACTCAGGCCCAGTGGCCGGAAGTGCACAGAGTCGCAGGGCTGCATCGCCAGCTCCGCGAGCATCGCTTCGACGAGACCATCGAGCAGATCATGAAGGGGCACACGTGATTCCCAACGTCCAATCATGGGCTGACATCATGATCCTCGCCACGGTCCTGCCAGCCACCCTCGGCGCCTTCCTCTACGTCACCAGCGGGCCATGGTGGAGAGGCAACGTCGGCCGGGCGCTCGCCGTCGCGTGGACGAGCATCGCGGTCCTGATCTGTTGGATCGCAGCCTTCATCGTCTTCGGCGACGACTTCCCCTACCGCAAGCAGGTCCGCGACGCCGTCTTCACCGGCGTCTTCATCGGCATGACGTACAAGTTCGTCGTCGTCGCGGCGATCCGCTGGGCCAACCGCCGCTCGCGATGAAGGACCTTCGCACCTTCCGTCTGTACGGAGCGATCGCTGCCCTCATCGTCGTCATCATCGTCCTCGGCGCCGCTTGGTGGATCGACCGCGAGTACGATGCTGGCCGCGCCGAGGACCGACGCGCCGCGCAGGAGAAGGTCGACGATGTCCGCAAGGAACGCGCCGAGGACCGCGCCGACATGGAGGCCCTCGAGCGGCAGGTCGAAGCGCTCGGCGGAGAGCCCGTCGTCGACCAGCCCGACCCGGTCCCGGGCGTCCGCTTCGTCCCAGTCCCGGGCGACCCCGGCAAGAACGGCAAGCGAGGCCGGCCCGGTCGGGACGCACCAGCGCCCACGATCGCGCAGCTCGCGCAAGCCGTCGCGGTCTACTGCGACGCGCGAGGCCAATGCACACCGCCGCCACCGAAGGACGGCAAGGACGGCGAGGACGGCCGCGGCCTCGAGTCGATGTCCTGCACCGACGACGGCAAGTGGGTCACGCACTACACCGACGGCACGTCGCAGACCCACGAGAACAGCTCTTGCACGACGGAGGAGGTCGACCCATGACCGCCGAGCAGCCTGGCAACGTCCCGATATCCCCGACCCGTCCATTCTCACCACGGAAATGACGGAGCGGGAGATCAAGCATCTTCGCGAGCTCCAAGAGCGCGACACCCGACACGCCCGCGAGATCTCAGACCTCAAGCACGAGCACCTCAAGGAGCTCTCCGAGCTTCGAGCGTCCTCGAATCAGAAGGCCGTCGACGCCGCGCTCGCCGCCGCGAAGGAGATGTCGCTGAGAGTCGAGCAGACGATCGTCGAGCAGATCAAGCCGATCGCGTCCACTGTCGACGAGTTGAAGAAGAGCACCACGACCAGCGAAGCAGCCGACGTCACGCTTGAGAAGGCACGAGACCGTCGGCGACTGGATAGCGGCCAGATCTTCGGCATCCTCACCTTCATCGTATTCGTCGTAAGCGTCGCCGCCGCGATCATCATCGGCACCCGCTGACCCCACCCCCCTAACCCGCCTCGAGCGGGCACTTCGACATGCCCAGGAGGCAGCAATGCCCAGTCCACGAGAGGTGGTCGTCGTCGACGACCTGCCCGTTGAAGTCAGCTCCGCGAAGTGGGCGAAGGATCCCGACGCCTACGCCGATGAGATCCGCGAGAAGCGTCGCGCCGTCCGACTCGCCGACGAAGACGACGGCACCCGCCCTCCCTCCTATGCCGACGTGCTCGCTGAGCACGGCATCGAGGAGGAGTGATGGCCGCGCACACCTGGGGCGAGCGCACCTCCTACGACGGCAACGCCGTCAACTGGGCGCTCCGCTACATCTTCATCGCAGCGGTCAAGATGCTCGCCACCCCCCACTTCGGCGGCGAACGGTCCGGCATCACCGTCCACCAGGGCTCATGGTCCGGCGGCCCACAGTCCGCCGGCACCCACACCAAGCGGTCAGTGGCCGACACGTCATGGTTCAACTGGCGCAATCGGGTCCTCGTCTTCCGCCTCCTCGGCTGCGCCGCCTGGTATCGGCCGAGGTCGTCTCGCTGGATCCCCCACATTCATCTCGTTGTCGCCGGCGACGAAGGCGTCCATTGGCTCGCGGCACAGCAGGTCGTCGACTACTGGCGGAACCCGCCCGGCAGCGGACTCGGTTCGGTCGGCAGCCAGCGTGACAACGGGCCCAAGATGTACGGCGCGCGGCCCCTGTTCGTGTTCCCGGAGAAGGCGGTCGGGAAGCCGGGCAAGATGCGCTGCAAGGTTGCCTGCCACTCGTACACGCGGCAGACCACCGCTGCCCCGCAGTACGGGGCGCAGGTCGCGGTCGGTGAGGAGCACACGGCGGTCGCGTTCACGCGTGACGCTCGGACCGGCAAGCTGTGGTTCGTCACCGCGACCGGGCGCTGCTTCTACGCCGACAACTTCGAGCGTGTCGCGTGATGGGCCGCCGCCTGTCCGACACGGCCGAAGGTGAGTTCCCGCTGCCCTACGACGAGCTCCAAGAGGGCGACGCCTGGAAGGTCCTCGACCGCGAGACCGGTGAGCCGCTCGTCGTCGATGACCAGCCGAGCAACCTGACTCGAACCGCGTGGATGGTCCACGCGCCGGGCCGGCTCCTCGCGAACCTGCGGGCGCACACCGTCCGCGAACACGAGGATGGCTCGATCTCTGTCCGCCCGGGAGACGGGTCGAGCAACTCGATCCTCGTCCAGCGCAGGCCCGAGGAGAGCTGGCGCGGCTACATCGAGCACAACGAGTGGACGCCAGCATGAGCGCCACGCTTGTCTCCACCAACGTCTGCGCCCTCGACAGCTGGGCAGCCGCTGCAGGTCTGAGCACGAACGAGGACGCTCGAATCAAGCGAGTAGCTGCGGCGTGCCGCGAGGTTGGCGCCGATGTCATCCAGGTCAACGAGCTCGTCACCTACCAGAACGCCCAGGTCTTCGCGAAGGCGATGGGTTGGGGCGACAAGCTCGCGGTCGACACCAACACTGGCGCGATCAAACTGCACCCGGAAGCCTCTTGCATCACCAAGGGCAAAGGCCACGCCGGCGTCGGCATGGGCTTCATCTGGAACCCGGACGTCTGGCAGTGGTTCCAGCTCAAACTGGAGGACACCTACCCGGGCTGGGACCGCAACCGGTGGTCGTTGGCCGGCCGCGGCCACCTGGAGGGCAAGCGGGCCGGCCTCGCTTCGGTGCACTTCGAGTTCATGCCGAAGGGCCCCAACAACATCAAGCGGTACGACGACATCCGCTACGAGCAGATGGACTGCCTGCTCGATACCGTGAAGCTGCCGCGCCAGTCGTGGATGGTGCTCGGCGACCAGAACCACGCCCCGTCCGACAAGCCAGACGCGCCGGGTGACGCGGCCAAGAAGCACGGCATGGTCAACGTCGACGCCGGAAACATCATCCGCGCACAGAAGACCAAGGACATTCAGACCGGCAAGCCACGGATGGTGCAGCTGGGCTCGGCCACCGATCACCCGATGCTCGTCATCCCCGACGTCACGGTCCCCGTCTGATGGCAACCGCGACCGCGTCCTTCCGCATCGCCGAGTTCAACGTCCAGGGCGGCTACGAGACGATCGGCGGGAGCTGGCATCAGCGGCTGCCCAAGGTCGTGCAGACCATGCTCGCCGCCAAGGCCTCCATCTTCCTGCTCAACGAGGCCCACGAAGAGGACGACGAGCACCGGCAGATCCTCGCTGAGCTCGAACGCCAGTCTCACACCGGGTGGAGCCTCATCATGGGCGATGGCGGCAACCACTGCATCGTCGACGGCAACAAGCACCGCAAGATCACGACCAACGTCGTCCGCCTCCCCCACTCGCGCGACTACATCGAGCACAACTTCTGGCACCGCTCGACGGGCGTCAGGTGGTGGACGTGGAACACGCACCTGATCGCCCCGGACAGCCCCACCCGGCCGCCGGCGATGGCTGCGGAGATGCGGCTCGAGCAGGCCGCGGTCATCGCCCAGCACCTGTCCCGGCTTCGCCGCAGTGTCGGCGGCGGCGACGCCAACGACCACGAGTACGACACCGGCCTGCGGGCGGCGATCGCCGAGGTCGGCCACGTCGACGTCCGCACCCGCGTCGCCACCGTCACGAACGGCGACTACGACAGCTTCGACCGATACCAGGACAACCCGATGCGCGGCCACTGGATCGACCTCCTCGCCGCCGGCGACCTGTGCGTCGTCAACAGCGCCGGCCTCGTCGATTCCGGCGACGCATCGGACCACAACCTCATCTGGGCGTCGGTGTCCATCACCGGCCCCGTCACGCAGTTCTGACAACAGAAGGAGCACCATCATGAAGATCTTCGGACGCGAGCCCGCCGCCTACCAAGCGGTCATCCGGCTCGTCCTCGCCCTCGTCGTCACCTTCGGCTTCTCCTGGCTGACCGCCGACGACGCCGCCGCGGTCTACGCAGTGGTCCTCGGCCTGTTCGGCGTCGTCGTCGTCTGGACCACCCGCGACAAGCTCCTCTCCGCGATCGAGACCTTCGTCCAAGCCGTCGGCCTGCTCTTCATCCAGTACAACGCGAACCTCACGCAGGACCAGCTCGGCATCATCGTCGCGCTCGCAGGCGCAATCGGCGCCCTGTGGCTCCGCACCCAGACGAGTCCGGTGCCGACGGCGGTCACCAGGGCATAACCATGCGGGCCGAGCAGCTCCGGGCCATCGCAGCTGGCGTCGGCCTGAGCGTCCTCGCAGGCGTCCTCCTGGTCGGCGTCCCGGTAGGCGTGATGCTCGGCGCCTACCACCTGTTCTGGGCGCCCTGAGGCCGCCGTGAGTCCCGTGCAGGTGGCTCGTCTGAGCAGGGCTGCCGGGGCGCTCGTCGGCGCCGCGGTGATCTTCGTGCTCGAGAAGGGATTCGGCCTCCTCGAGCACGCCAATGACCGCGAAGCCCGCAAGCGGGACACCCGCGTTCGGAACCCCTACCCATTCGACTGAGGAGCCGTTGATGGCATCGATCACCACCGACTTCACGATCCCCACCAGCAACGGATCCTGGGTAGGCGTGAACGGGAAGCTCTTCGCGGCTCCCTCTTCGATCATCGATCACGAAGGGTCGCTCGGCCTGCCCGACCCGTTCAAGGCCGACATCGTCGACGGGGTCGTCGCAGGCCTCGAGCTCGACGAGACGGATGACGGGGTGTGGGGGTGGACCATCCAGGTCCGGACCTCATCAGGACGGGACTACACGTGGACCAAGTCCGTTCCTGGCGGCGCGGGGCCGATCGACTTCGACGATCTCGTCGACGTCGACCCTGAGACCTTCGGGCCAGTCCCCCAGCCGCAGGCTGCCTGGCGGGTGGCTCTCAACGAGCGGGTGCCGGAGGACGGCGCCGACGGTGAGGTTCTCGTCTTCCATCCGGCTGGCAACCAGTGGGAGCCCGGTGGAGGCGGTGGCGGCGCTGTCGACAGCGTCAACGGCCAGACAGGGGTCGTCGAGCTCGACGCCGGCGACGTCGGTGCTGCCGCTGACGATGATCCTCGACTCTCGGACGCGCGCGTACCGACCGGCGGTGCGGGCGGGGCACTGTCGGGCTCCTACCCCAACCCCGGCTTCGCGGTCGACATGGCGACCCAGGCTGAACTCGACGGCCACATCGGCAACACGTCGAACCCACACGGCGTCACCAAGTCCCAGGTGGGACTGGCCAACGCAGACAACACGTCAGACGCGAACAAACCGGTCTCCGGACCCCAGCAGACGGCACTCAGCCTCAAGGCGAACACCGCTGACCTGGCAAGCGTCGCGACGTCGGGAGACGCCGGCGACCTAACCGGCATCCTGCCGACCTCAGCGCTGCCGAGCCTCGCGATCACCGACACCACGCCGGTCGCGTCGCAGGCTGCAATGCTCGCGCTGTCGGCGCAGAAGGGCGACGTCGCTGTCCGCACCGACACGGGCAAGACGTACATTCTCTCGACCAACAGTCCGGGCACGCTGGCCGACTGGATCGAGATCCCTGCCGTCGGCCTCGTGCAGTCCGTCAACGGCCAGCAGGGTGTCGTCTCGCTCGCGAAGGGAGATGTCGGCCTGCCGAATGTCGACAACACCAGCGACGCGAACAAGCCGGTGTCGTCGGCGCAGCAGGCGGCGCTCGACGGCAAGCAGCCGATCGACGGCGACCTCACCGCGTTCGCCGGTCTCAACCCCTCCAACGACGACATCGTCCAGCGCAAGAGCGGCGCCTGGACGAACCGCACTCCCGCCCAGGTCAAGACCGACCTAGCGCTCGCGAAGGGCGACGTCGGTCTCGCGAATGTCGACAACACGTCGGATGCCAACAAGCCGGTCTCGACTGCGCAGCAGACGGCGCTTGACCTGAAGTCGCCGCGCACCCGGGACGCCATGCCGTCGTACGCGCCCGCCCAGGCGCCAGGCCCCTTCGACGCGGCCCTGAACGTCTACAACTGGAAGCCGTCGAACACCCGGAAGATCCGCGGCGCACAGGCCCGAGCCCGCAACGGCGGGAAGATGGACATCCTCGGCCTGTTCACGTCGTTCGGGATCGGCACCGACGCTGCCACGCACATCGACGCCAACTCACCGATCAAGCGTGCAGCGGTCCTGATCGGGCAGGCTCTCGGAGCAGAAGTCGCTGGAGGTCTGGCGCCGGTCCAGTCTGCGGTCGGCGTGAAGACGGATCGCTGGACGTTCACTGGCACCGTCGACATTGGTGCCTCCAACCGTGGCTTCGCGACCATGTCCGCCGCTGCGACCGCCACCTACCAGTCGCTCAACAAGGGCACGTCGGTCGAGGTGTACTACTCGAACCTCTCGGGCGCGTTCTCCTACCAGATCGACGACGGCGCACCGATCAACGTGACCCCGACCGGCGCAGGCACCGTCGCGAAGCACACGACCGGCAGTCTCACGGACGGCCCTCACCGAATCAAGGTCACCGCCGGCGCGTCCACCATGTACCTCGTCGGAGTCGCCGTCCAACGAGCGTCGGGAGTCGCCGCCCACAACCTGTCGTTCGGCGGCAGCCGCGCCGGCGCCGGCGACGGCACCAACTCCTGGACCGCGGTACTCACCTCCCCAAGCATCTACTACTCGTTGATCGGCGGCATGTACACCCAGTGGGGAGGCACCCCGGACGTCGTGCTGTGCGACCTCGGCGCCAACGACATCAGCGTCGGCAACTCGGCCGCGAACGTGATCGCCGGCTTGACGACGATCCGCGGATGGTTCCCCAACTCCGACTTCGTCCTTGTCGGCGAGTGGCAGATCCCCGGCACCAACATGACCAACTGGGATGCTTTCTGCGCGGACCGATACACCTTGGCCGACACGCTCGACGTCCCGCTCATCGACATCAGAGCACGCACCGGGGACGCAGCCACCGCCCTGGCGAACGGCTGGGTCAGCTCCGTCGACAACATCCACCCGACCCACGGCGGAAACCTCGAGATGGGCCGCAACATCGGCGCCGTCCTCGCCGGTGCCGACGTCGCCCGCGACCTGCCCATCGTGCGCAGCGCCGCGTACCTGACAGCCAACCCGACCCTGCCTGACGTCCCGAACGACTCGATCGTCTTCATCACACCATGACCGTTGAGACCTTCAACGCGAGCACCACGTGGACCGCACCGGCTGGCGTCACGTCGGTCACCGTCGAGTGCGTCGGATCCGGCGGCGGTGGTGAAGGCGGAGTCGGGCTCGGCGCCGGCGGCGCCGGCGGAGGTGGTGGCGCCTACGCTTCCTCGGTCGTCACCGTCGTCCCCGGCAACAACTACGCCATCGGCGTCGGCGCAGCTGGCGCAGGAGGCGCATTCGCCGCCGGCGCGGACGGCGGCACAGGAGGCGACGCCTCCTTCGGCGGCACCACGGTCGTCGCCAAAGGTGGCGGTGGTGGTGGCATCGGCGGTTCACCTGGTGTGGGTGGTTCAGCAGCCGGATCAACCGGCACCACGAAGACGTCCGGGTCGAATGGTTCTGCCACTCCAGGTGGCGGCTCCGGTGGAACGGGTGGCGCTGCTGCGGCCCCGCTCGGCGGCGCCGGTGGCCTAGGTGGGCCCGCGAGCGGCGGTTCGGCCGGCGCGGCTGGCACGGCCCCTGGTGGTGGTGGCGGAGGCGGCCGGAACCAGACCGGCGGCGCCGGCGGTGCCGGCGCAGCTGGCCGTGTCGTCCTGACCTACACCGCGGCGGCGGCCGCCCGTTACAAGGACTCTTCAGGCGCGATCGTCACCCCCAGCGTCCGCTACAAGGACTCGAGCGGCGCGATCGTCACGCCCACCGTCCGCTACAAGGACCCATCGGGGACCGTCATCACCCTCTGAAAGGACGTCGTCATGACCGTCAAGCAGAAGAAGATCGCGCTCTGGTCCCTCGTGGTGATCGCCGTCAACACGACGATCATGCAGGCCTACCAGACCATCGAGTACTACCACATCGACGCACTCCTGCCAGGCTGAGCGATGCGCCGCGCAGCTGCGCTCCTCGCAGCGCTCACCCTCACCGCCGGCCTAGCAGCCTGCTCGGCCGACGAGGAACCGAGCCGGTTCGCCAACGTCGACGAGCCGACACCCAGCGTCGGCCCGACAGACGTGCCGACGGTGAAGCCGTCCAAGATCGCCGTCATCATCGGCGAGAACAAGGGCTACAGCCAGGTCATCAAGGGCGCCCCGTGGATGAAGTCGATCGGCGAGAAGTACGGTCTGGCCAAGTCGATGAAGGCGATGACGCACCCGTCCCAGCCCAACTACGTCTGGATCGCGGCCGGGGAGAACAAGGGCATCACCTCCAACACCATCAAGCACGTGACGGGCCCGTCGATCATGGGCAAGACGATCGCCGCAGGACGCACCGCCATGGTCTTCGCCCAGACCATGTCGAGCGACAACTGCCGGCAAACGCAACGCGGCTACTACCACCCGCGGCACTCGTACTGGGTGCCGTTCAAGGACGAGCGTGCCCTGTGCGAGAAGTTCATGGTCGGCTACGACAAGATCGTCCCGCGCATCACCGCCGGCACCCTGCCGAACCTGACGCTGATCGTGCCCAACAACTGCAAGAACAGCCACGACTGCTCGCTGCGCACCGCCGACGCCTGGTTCAGGGCCGAGACGGAACGGCTCATGGCCGGTCCCGACTATCAGTCCGGCGAGCTCGCGATCGTGCTCACCTGGGACGAGGACAACCACCAGGAGGGCAACCACATCCACACGGTCCTGATCCACCCGTCGATCGACCGCAAGGTCGTCACCGCGCCCCTGACGCTCGTGTCGCTGCACCGGACGCTGGCGCGGTTCGGTGGCGTCACGCCGCTCGGCATCAGGTGGAAGACGACCACTGATCTGGCGACCGCGTTCGGCCTGTCCATCGACTAGGAGAACCTCATGGCACTCGCACCCGGCATCCACGTCGTGCCCGACGGAGACCATTGGGCAATCAAGATCGCCTACGACTTCGACACCAAGGCGAAGGCTGAGGCGTCCGCCCGACTGGTCTCGGGTGTCCTGAACGGCGAGCTCGTCGTTCACGAGGCTGACGGCACCATCGGTCGCAAGGACTCGCATGGTAATGATCCGCCGGAGATCCCCGGCTGACGCCTCACGCTGCATGCAGCGTGGATGAAGCGCCGCGACCCGGGAGTGCCGCGGCATGGTGGCCGAGACCTTCAGGTCTCATGAGCTGCCGACAACCGAATAGAACCGCCCCCACCCCAGCCCCCTGCGGAGGCTGCGAGGTGGGGGCGGTTTCTCGTGCGTCCGGGTGTGACCCGCGGTCACAGATCCGGCATCATACGAACGCACCCGGATCACACCGATCACGCGGCGGCGGCTGGAATCGCAGTGAAACCGTCGATCCGGCCTGTCCTGTCAAGAGCTCGGAGTCGGGTTCGAATCCCGTTGGGGGTGCTCCTGCCGCTGACTCCCTGACCTGCGGTGCAGCATTCCGCGCGAATTGCGCGCACCGCCCATGGTCACACCGTGGTCACAAACCGAGGCCCTGCTGTCGGCGGCCGCACCTACAGTCGGCCCCATGCCGACCCCCCAGAAGCGCACCCGCAGCGACGGGACAACCTCTTGGCGAGTCCGCTTCCGCATCAACGGCAAGCAGATCGGCGAGACCTTCTACTCCCCGCACGCAGCTGGTGAGTTCTGCGACTGGATCCGCCTCTTCGGACCCGCTCGCGCCCTCGAGCTCCTCCGAGCACAGACCCCCGTCGTCGACACCTCGGCCGTCATCCCGACACTCGACGAGTGGGCCGCCAGGTACATCGACTCGCTCGCCGGCGCTTCCGGATCCACCAAGGCCGGCTACCGCTCGAGCTACCGCCACTCCTTCGGCAAGCACCTCGGCCACATCCGCCTCGACCTGATCGACCGCGAGACCATCGCCCGCACCATCGGCACCCTGCAGAAGACCGGCGGCCGCGCCGGCAACGGGTACGCCGACAAGACGATCGCCAACCAGCACGGCCTCCTGTCCGCCATGTTCGACACCGCCGTCGCCGACCGCATCATCGACACCAGCCCCTGCGTCAACGTCCGACTCCCCCGCTCCACCGAGCACACCGACACCCCGAAACGGTTCCTCACCGAGGACGAGTTCGCCACCCTCTGGCAGCACGCCGGCGAACATCACCGACCGCTCCTGGAGACTCTGGTCGGGACCGGCATCAGGTGGGGCGAGGCCGAGGCACTGACTGTCGCCGACGTCGACCTGAAGCGTCGACTCCTGAGTATCAACAAGGCCGCGAAGTGGTCGGGTGTGAAGCGGACCAGGATCATCGGGCCGACGAAGACGCCGAGATCTCGTCGCACCATCAGCCTGCCGGCCGAGCTCGTCGAGACGCTCGAGAAGATCACCCGCGGCCGCGCCCTCGACGAGCGCCTCTTCCTCGCACCTCGAGGTGGCCCGCTCGGTCACAAGGTGTTCTGGTCGTCGGTCTGGTTGCCGGCGTGCGAGCGCGCGCAGCTGGCCGATCCTCGGCCGCGGATCCACGACCTGCGCCACACCCATGCCTCCTGGCTGATCGCCGAGGGCGTGTCGATGAAGGCCCTGCAGGAGCGGCTCGGCCACGAGTCGATCAAGACGACGATGGACCTGTACGCCCACCTGATGCCCGGCGCCCTGCAGGAGACCGCTGACGCAGCCTCGCGTGCCCTGGCGCGGGCCCTCCCGGGCCGCGGCAAGGTCCGCGCGGCCTGAAGCCTCGCTCAGCGCTTCCTGGCCATGCGGAGGCGCCGCAGCCGCTTCACCGTCAACGGGTCGGCGGCCAGCGCTTCCTCGGTCTCGATCAGCGCGTTGAGCGCCTGGTAGTACTGCGTCGACGACATGTCCAGCCGATCGCGGATGGCCTGCTCCTTCGCCCCGCGGTACTGCCACCACTGCTTCTCGATCGCGAGGATCTCGCGATCGCGGTCGGATAGAGTCACCGGGCTACCCACCCACCCGCGACCACGATGAGTCCACCTCAGGTCGTTTCCGGCCTTCGCTGTCGACACCTGTGGTGCGGAGGTCGAAGGATACGATCCCGCCGGAGACGCGCTCGGGTGAGGACTTCCAGCCTCCGACTTCAGCGGTGAAGAACCGTGAGTGGGACTCGAACGAGGCGTCCGCAGTCCAGATGCAGCTGAAGGCGTCAGTCCTGCTCGACCACTCAAGCTCCGCGGTCTCTACAGTGGTCGACTCGGCGTCAGCGAAGACGACGGGACTGCCCGTCTGAATCTGCTTGTAGTCCAGGGCACCGGCGCACTCCGCCTGGGGATCTGCTCCGGGCTTCGAGTACTCGGCTCGCAGCGGGTAGCGGAGTTCGACTTCCACCTGAGCGCGAACCGACTTCGATTGATCCGCGTCGCTGCTTCCTCCGCAGGCGCCCATCGTCATGACTAGGACGATGGCCAGCAAAGCCGCTCTCATGCTGCGTCCTCCATCTGTGATCGACGACGTCGAAGGTACGCCAGTTCGGCCGGATGCAAGTGGTGCCGCTCCACTCGATTGATCAGCGTCTCGAGGTCGACCTTGAGGTCTGTAGCGGTCGCCTCGTTGATACGCCAGCCATTCCAGGCGAGCACGTCGGCGAGGACCTCGAGGTCGATCAGCATCTTCGCGGCCCACCGGTTGGCCGCCGCTTCGCTCTTGGTGTCGAACTCGCCACCGCGGTGCTCAAGCTCGATGTGCCCGATCGCGTGCGTCAGGCTGCAGCGCCGGCGATCGCGGCCGTGCTCGCGCTCGAGGAGGATGACGCGCCGGCGCCAGCACATGATCTCGGGGATGCCGTGGAGGTGGTCGAAGCGGATGACCCAGTCAGGGTAGGTGTCGCCGGCGTAGGCCCAGGGGTCGAAGGTCATCGTTCTCGCGCCGCCCGGTTCAGCTTGAACTCGAGCTCCTCGCGCCAGTCTTCCTTCATCCGTTTCCACTCCTCCAACGTCACGCCCTGAGGTCGACGCATCCTCACCTCGAAGACCTCATCGTCCTCGACGGCACTGACAGTCGGAGTGCCGACCTGACTCGTCGCAGTGATGGACGGGACCCTCACGGTGACGTTGACGGGCACCGGTTCGCCGAGCGAGATTCCGCGGATCGATCCGGACTCCCAGCCGATCGCCTTCTCGATCTTTCCCTGGGTCCCGATCTTCGGCCACCGCTTGCCGTTCAGGAAGTCGCCGATCGTGCCCGGGTCGATGCCGGTCAGCTGGACGAGATCGCTGATGTTCCACTCGCGCCTGGCCATCTCGGCCGCGACCGCACTGGATGCCCGTCGCTGTCCCTCGTTCTGCGCCATCGTTCCTCGCTCTGTTGCTCAACATGCCGTGATGTTCCCGGAAACCCTAGGGAACATCAACCGTGGCCGATCGGTACAGCAGGGCGAATGGGCGGGAATACCGCGGTGGAACTACGAACATGTGACACACGTCTGACCAGTCATTACGTGCGTTCTCCAGATCATTTCCCTGTCACGCCTTGACATGTTCCCTGATGTTCCCTAGATTCGATCCATGGCACCCAAGATCCTCCCCGACCACGAGCTCGAGGAACGTGAACGCGTCGGCGCAACCCTGCGCATGGCTCGCACCACCCGCGGGTGGGACCTCGGCAAGTTCGCCACCGAGCTCGGGATCTCCTACTCCTACCTCTCGAACATCGAGGCCGGCCGCAAGCCGCTGACGGACATCCTGCTCGCTCGAGCGGCACGCATCCTCGACGTCGAGCAGATCGCGATCAAGCGGCCGACCGGGACCGACGAGCAGGTGCCGGCATGACCTGGCTGACGACGGCCGAGGTCGCCGAGGTGATCCGTGAGACGCGCGAGAACGTGTCCCGCCGATGCAAACGCGGCGACATCGAAGCCGTCCAGATCGGTCGCAACTGGCGCATCAGCGAGGCCGCTCTCGAAGCCTTCCTCACGCCCAAGCCGACTGCCGCCCCGGTCGAGCCGACGTTCATCACCGCCAGCCAGAAACGACGCCACCTGCAGCGGGCGTCCTAGACCGCCGGCGGGGGCTCGGATGACATGCCTGCCCACACCCCGAGAGGGGCAGACCCCAGCCTCCGCCGGTCACAACTCAACAGCACCACCAACGAGAACCGGGCCCCGATCCCACAGCCGCAAAGCCGGAATCGGAGCCCCAGTCCTGAAGGGAAGTATTCCAGATGAACCTCCACGCCACCGACGTCCGACTCGAGAAAGCGTCCGTCGAATACCTCGACGACCAGCTGGTGATCCTTGCCGACCAGGCCAGCATCGCCATCACGCTCCTGCCGGCCGTCGTCGACGAGATCCGCGACGAGCTCAACACGGAGTACTCCGTGCACCCGGCCACCGAGGACGCGCTCTTCGTCACCCGGAACCGCGACAACCTGACCGCTGTCGCCACGTCTGACATCCCGGACGGCATGACCGGCTGGGGATTCACGTTCGTCGCCCACATCAAGAGCCACGGACTGCTCGGCCGGTTCGGCGACGACTCGGCGATCGCGGCCGCGAAGAAGGCGTTCGCCGCCTACGACGCGTCGATCGAGCTCGAGGCAGAGGCCGCGTCATGATCGAGTGGCTCGCGGCCCAGCCCCCGATCGTTGGCGCGATCGTCGGCTACGTCCTGTTCATCGCCCTGCTGCTGGCGATCGCGATCCTCAGCGACCTGCCCAAGCAGCGCGCCTACCGCCGACGCGTCGAGGCCGAGGACGAGGCGCTCCGATGACCGCCCTCGAGACGGTCGACGACGTCTACTGCGTCGACCTCCACTGCCCCGCCTCCATCCAATGCAGCGAGTGCACCGGCTGGCTATGCCCCGCCCACTCCGACCAGTTCACCACCTGCGTCGACAACGACGAAGTCCTCCACCACATCGACTGCGCAGCCGAGTGCCTCGACTGCTCCGGCGCCAACGCCTACGACACAGCCGAAGAACGGTACGAACGCGACCTCCGAGAAGGGCCCTGACATGGACGCCATCGACTGGGAAGTCCTGACCGCCATGGTCGGCCTCTTCTTGTTCTTCGCGGGCTGCGCCGTCGACGCCGTCCGACACCCGGAGCGGTGGTCACGATGACCACCGCGACCGCCGAGAAGGTCTCGCCGACCGGCGTGCTGGTCACAGATGCCGAGCCGCAGACGAAGCCATGGTTCGCGGCACGCCGCCAAGGCATCACGGGCACTGATCTGCCGAAGATCCTCGGCGACTCCAAGTACGGCAACGCCCTCTCCGTGTGGCTGGACAAGCGCGGCGAGCAAGTCGACGAGGACGTCTCCGAGGCCGGCGAATGGGGCAACATCCTCGAGGACCCCGTCGCACAGGAATGGGCCCGCCGCCACAAGAAGCAGGTCCGCCGCGTCGGCGTCATCCGACACACCGAACTGCCGTGGGTGCGCGCCTCCCTGGACCGGCTGGTCGCGGGCTGCGAGACCGACGGCGTCTGCGGCCTCGAGGTCAAGACCCGGTCCGCGTTCAAGGCCGGCGACTACCGCGAGGAGATCCCCGACGACGTGCTCGCCCAAGTCGCCTGGGGTCGGTACACGTCCGGGCTACCGCACATGCACGTCGCCGTGCTGATCGGTGGCCAGCAGCTCGTCGACTTCACCTACGAGCCTGACACCACACTCGAGGACTACCTCGTCGAGCAAGCCGAGAAGCTGTGGGCCGACATCGAGGCCGGCCATCCACCGACGGTGAACGCCGACAGCGACGGCATCCTGCTCAACCTGCTGAACCGCATGTACGCGGACCGGGTCGGCACCAAGATCCTCAAGCCCGAGCAGACCACCACATGGGTGGTCCAGTACCGCGAGGGTCTGCGGATCGAGAAGGACGGCAAGGCCCTCAAGGAAGAGGCCAAGTCCGCCCTCGTACAGCTGCTCGACGAGTGCGACACCGCCGTCGTCGAGGACCGCGAGATCTACACGTACAAGCCGCCGGCAGCCACCCCCGCCATGAATGTGGCGAACCTCAAGCTCCTGCGCGAAGAGGACCCCGCCATCTACGAAGCCCTGCAACGGCGCGGCTTCATCACCGTCACTGCGGGATCGCCCCGCTTCAGCCTGAAGAGAGAACTCTGATGTCGAACACGCTGCGCAACCGTGCCCAGGGCAACGAGGTCGCCAAGACCGAAGAGCCCAACACCCTCGCCGGTCAGATCCGCAAGATGGAATCGCAGTTCCAGCTGGCCATGCCCAAGGGCGCCGAAGCCTCCCAGCTGGTTCGTGACGCACTCACCGCCCTGCGGACCACCCCCAAGCTCGCCGAGTGCGACCCGGCGTCAGTGCTCGGAGCCCTGATGACGTGCTCCCAGCTCGGCCTCCGGCCAGGCGTCCTCGGGCATGCCTGGGTGCTGCCGTTCTACGACTCGCGCTCACGTGGCCAGAAAGCACAGCTGGTCATCGGCTACCAAGGCCTCGTCGAGCTCGCCCACCGGTCAGGGAAAGTCGCCTCGCTCATCGCCCGCACCGTGTACACGAACGACACCTTCGAGATCGCCTACGGCCTCGAGGACAAGCTCGTGCACATCCCGCCACGGCGCGGCGATCGCGGCGAGCCTGAGGGCTACTACGCGGTGCTCCACCTGAACACCGGCGGCCACGCGTACATCTACATGACCAAGGCCGAGGTCGAACAGCACCGCGATCAGTTCGCGATGGCTAAGAAGCGCGACGGCACGATCGTCGGGCCGTGGCGCGACAACTTCGAGTCGATGGCGCACAAGACGTGCGTCCTGAAGCTCGCGAAGTGGATGCCGAAGTCGACAGACCTGGCGACCGCCATGGTCGTCGACGAGGGCGTCCGCGTGGACCTCGCTCCGTCCCATGACGCAGCGACAACCACGCACCACTTCGGCAACCACGACGACGACACGATCGACGGCGAGGTCCTCACCGAGGCCGACGTCCTGCGCGACAACATCCAGGCCGAGGCCGACAGCACTGGCCTCACCCCGGAGCAGCTCGACGCTGACTTCGCTGAGGCTAACGGGGGCATCCTGTTGGCAGATGCCAACGTCGAGCAGCTGCAGTCCTACCTCGAGCGGATCCGCGAGCAGGCCGCATGAGCTGGCCCGACGGCATCCGGTTCGCCTTCGACGTCGAGACGAGCGGCGTCGACGTCTTCGAGGACCGCATCGTCACCGCCTGCGTGGTCAAGGTCGAGGCCGACATGGTCCTCGATCAACGCCAGTGGCTGATCGCCTGCCCCGTCGACATCCCCGAGTCGGCCACCGCCGTGCACGGCATCACCACCGAGCACGCGCGTGAGCACGGCATCGAGCCTGCCGAGGCCATCGAGGAGATCGCGACCACAGTCGCCGGCGTCCTCCGATCCGCCTACCCGCTCATCGTGCAGAACGCCGCGTTCGACCTGTCCATGCTCGACGTCGAGTGCCGCCGCTACGACCTTCCCGACCTCAACGCGCGGATCCGACCGGCTGACTGGTTCAGCGTCATCGACCCCATGGTCATCGCCAAGGGGCAGCGCGTCGACAACCGATCGTTCAAGGATCCCGCCACCGGCCGCGGCTGGTCCTACAAGCTGCCCGACCTCTGCGCGCAGTTCGGCGTCACCTTCACCGAGACCCACGACGCCACCGCCGACGCGATCGGCACCGCGCGCCTCGCGCGCGCCCTCTGCCACGAGTTCAACGTGCTCGGCACCCTCAGCCCGGCCGAGATGTACCAGCGACAGGCGGCATGGCGTCGTCGCGACCAGACGTCATTCCGGAACTGGGTCGCCAAGCAGACGGCCGAGAAGCAGGCCAACTACGGCGAGATCGACGACGGCTGGCCATTGCACACCCGTCTCACCGAAGGAGCAACCGTATGAGCACAGCATCAGAAGCACTCCCGATGCCCAGGCTGGCCATCGTCAACCAGGAGGTCCAGGCCGTCCTGCAGGAGCGCGGCACGCCTGAGCATCCTGTCTCGCCGAAGACGCGTGGCGAGATGGCCGCGGCGATGCTCGAGTCGGCTGTCCGCGACGCCTGCGAGATGTGGGACATGCCGGCATGACAGCGGCACTCGCCACGACCCAGCTCGAGTTTTGGGTCGCTGGCCTGCCCGCACCACAAGGCTCTAAGCGGCACGTCGGAGGCGGCCGCATGGTGGAGTCTTCGAAGAAGGTGAAGCCCTGGCGAGCCGACGTCGTCCAGGTCGCGAAGGAAGCCATCGCGCTGACCCCTGGCTTCACGCCGTACACGGGACCTGTGGCCGTCGTCGCCTCCTTCTTCCTTCCGCGGCCGCTCAAGCACTACGGCACCGGCCGCAACGACGGCATCATCAAGCCCGGCGCACCGGTCTACATCCAGGCAAAGCCCGACATCGACAAGCTCATCCGCTCCACCTTCGACGGGCTCACCACCGCTGGCGTCTGGGGCGACGACAACCAGGTCGCGCGCATCACCGCGACCAAGCGATACGTCAACGCAGAGACGGCCGCCGGCGTGTGGCTCTGCTTCTCGGCCCTGCAGGTGACCCCGTGAGCGGACTGAACATCGCGCCCGGCTTCAAGCTCCCGCTCGAGGCCGTCACCGAGACCTTCGCCATCCTCGCCAAGCGAGGCTCCGGCAAGACCTACACCGCCAACGTGATGGCCGAAGAGATGATCGGCGCCGGCCACCCCGTCGTAGTCATCGACCCCATCGGCGTCTGGTGGGGTCTACGCTCCTCCGCCGACGGCAAGAAGGCCGGCCTGCCGATCGCGATCTTCGGCGGCGACCACGCCGACGTGCCCCTCGACGAGAACGCCGGCGAGATCATCGCCGACGCAATCATCAGCGAACGCTTCTCCGCCATCATCGACCTCTCCCTGCTCTCCAAGAGTGCGTCGCGCCGCTTCATGACGAAGTTCATCGAGACCCTCTACCACCGCAACCGCGACCCGCTGCACGTCTTCGTCGACGAGGCCGACGCGTTCGCACCCCAACGCGGCGTCGCAGCTGACGCCGCCCGCCTCCTCGGCGCCATGGAGGACCTCGTACGCCGCGGCCGAGCACGCGGCATCGGCGTCACCCTCATCACCCAACGCCCGGCCGTCCTCCACAAGGACGTCCTCACACAAGCCGAGGTCCTCGTCTGCCTGCGCATGAACGGCGTTCGCGACGTCCAGGCGATCGACGAGTGGGTCCGACTCCACGCCGACGAGGGCGAAGCCGCCGAGCTGAAGAAGTCGCTGCCGTCGCTGCCGATCGGCACCGCCTGGATCTGGTCACCCGGGTGGCTCGGGATCCTCGAGCGCGTCAGGGTCCGAACGCGGACCACGTTCGACTCCTCCGCGACCCCGAAGATCGGCGAGCAACGGATCGTGCCGAAGCAGCTGGCCGACATCGACATCGATGCCCTCGGACAGAAGATCACCGCGACCGCCGAACAGGCCAAGGCCAACGACCCCAAGGCGTTGAAGGCCCGGATCCGTGAGCTCGAGCGCGCGGCCGCGAACGTTGAGACTCCCGAGCCCGTCGTCGAGCGTGTCGAAGCGCCCGTCATCAGCGACGAGCAGCTGGTCAAGGTGACGACAGTGATGAAGGAACTCACCGGACTCGTCCACGAGATCTCGACCGCCATCAGCCCAACCCTCCACGCGGCCGCAGAAGCACCCCCAACGCCGGCGCGCACCCCAGTGAAGGCACCCCAGCCGCGCCGTACCACGCCCACAGCGCCTCCCCGACCCCCGGCCACCCCACCGGCCGACGGCCCGCTGCCGAAGGCACAGGCGGCCATCCTCGGCACCCTCATCCGGCACGGCCCGTCCACTCAGATCCAGGTCGCACTCCTGACCGGCTATTCGAGCAAGTCCGGCGGCTTCCGCAACAGCATCAGCGCCCTGCGCACCGCCGGCCTCATCGAAGGCACCAAGGAACGCCTCGAAGCCACCGAGGCTGGCGTCGCCGCCGCCGGCGACATCCCACCACTGCCCACCGGGCAAGCCCTCATCGACCACTGGCGCGCCCAGCTCGGCAAGGCCGAACGCGCCATCTTCGACGTCCTCCTCGACGTCTACCCGGGCCAGCTCGACCACGAGCAGGTCGCTGAGGCCACCGGCTACTCCGCCGTCTCCGGTGGCTTCCGCAACTCCATCAGCAGGCTCCGCACCCTCCGGCTGATCAACGGCGGCCGCGACGGCATGGCCGTCGCCGACGAGATCGGCGGTGAAGCTGCATGACCGACCAGGAGCCACTCTTCGACCTCGCCGAGGACGCCTACTACGAGTGCATCGACCGCCTCTACGACGACCCCGACCACCCGGTCATGCGCCGCATCGAGACCCCTGAGCTCGTCGAGGGGGTGTCGTGACCTCCACACCCAACTCCAACTTCGAACCCCCACCCTGGACCGCCCAAGCACTCTGCGCACAGACCGACCCCGAAGCCTTCTTCCCCGACAAGGGCGGCTCCACCCGAGAAGCCAAGGCCGTCTGCGCTAGCTGCAACGTCCGCAACGAATGCCTCGAGTACGCCCTCGACCACGACGAGCGCTACGGCATCTGGGGAGGCGTCTCAGAGCGAGACCGACGACGCCTCAAGAAGACCATCCCCATCGACACCAGCCTCATCACCGACGTCGACTTCGACGGCAGCGACGACTTCACCCAGGAGACCGCATGACCCTCAGCCGCCAGACCCCACGCATGCTCGCCCTGGACGTCCTCGTCGACAACCCCAAGAACGTCCGCGACCACGTCGGCGACATCGACGAGCTCGCCGCCTCCATCCGCCAGCACGGCCTCGTCCAGCCCATCGTGGTCACCGAGCATCTCCTCGATGAGGACAGGTTCCTGATCCTCGCCGGCCACCGCCGCGTCGCGGCCGCACGCAGGATCGGCCTCGAGCGCGTGCCCTGCATCGTCCGCCACGACACCGCAGCCGACTCCGACCACATCGCCCTCATGCTCGTGGAGAACATGCAGCGCTCGAACCTGACCGCTGTCGAGAAGGCCCGCGCCATGCAGAAGCTCATCGACCGTGGCATGAACCAGTCCGACGTCGCCCGCCGCCTCGGCATCCCGCCCAGCTCGGTCAACACCTACATCATGCTGCTCGACCTCTCCGACGAAGAGCTCGCCAAGATCGAGGCCGGCGAGGTCAAGATCGGCGACGCCCGCGAGGCGATCAAACGCGCCCGCCAGATGCATCGCCGCAGCGCCGGCCAAGCCGTCCGCGGACGGCCCGCAGTCCTCGAGCCGCGGCACTTCTCCGGGACGCATCCCCTCATTGAGACCGCCCGAGCACGGTGCGACCACTCCACCAGGTACAAGTACGGCGGCGCCTGCGGCCAGTGCTGGGAAGAAGCCATCCGCGAAGACGCCATGGTCCAGCTCGTCGCCGACGAGGTGGCCTCATGACCTGCCCCAGTTGCGGCCAACCCACCGTCACCACCCCCGACGGCCGCCACCTCCAACCCGCCCGCTCCCGCATCGGCCGCTACCTCCCCGACGGCACCGAGATCTCCATCGACGAACTCCGCCAAGGCGTCCGCGCCCACCCCGTCCACCACTGCCCACCGACCGCCGCACACCCAGCGCCATCCACCCAGGACGCGCTCTTCTAGGAAGGCACCACCGTGACAACCACACAGATCAACCCTGAGAAGCTCGCCCTCCTCGACAACATCGAGCTCCACTCAGGCGGGCACGACAGCTTCGAGCAAGGCCATTGCGCGATGGAAGTCGTCTCCTGGCTCGCCGACGAAGGATTCACCGACGCACCGTCGTGCGCCTCACCCGTGCTCCGCCGTTACCTGATCGCCCTCAACGACCGATGGGACGACGAGAAGCGCCAGTCCCTCAAGCCCTACCTGGTCCGCACTGTCGGCACAGCGAACGACGGTCTGGACGACGCCCGGGAGCGCATCGCAGCCGAGTGGGCCAGCCAACGACTCCTCGCACCATGGCTGCGCCTGGCCAAGCTCGACACCGAGGCCGACGCGCTCGAGGCCGTCGACTTCAAGAACACAACCGAGGTCCGGCAGGTCATTCGGGCAGCGCGTGACGCAGCCTGGTCGCTGCGCAGCGCCAAGTACACCGAGCTCCGCAAGATCGTCCGGGCCAAGGTCGAAGAGCAGCTGAAGACGAAGAAGTCCGCTGCCGCTGTCGCTGTCGCTGACGCTGTCGCTGTCGCTGACGCTGTCGCTGTCGCTGTCGCTGTCGCTGACGCTGTCGCTGTCGCTGACGCTGACGCTGTCGCTGTCGCTGTCGCTGACGCTGACGCTGTCGCTGTCGCTGTCGCTGACGCTGTCGCTGTCGCTGCCGCTGTCGCTGACGCTGACGCTGTCGCTGTCGCTGACGCTGTCGCTGACGCTGTCGCTGTCGCTGTCGCTGTCGCTGTCGCTGATGACGTCGACTGGTGGGAAAAGCCCTACTCCGCGGCGTACAAGGCCGCGAAGGCGTACTACGCCGAGCACCCGCTCCCGATCAGCCAGGCGATCGCCGATCTCGCGGCCCAGCAGAAGGACTCCGCACTCGAGCTCCTCGAACTACTCATCGACCCCACCACGGAAGGCACATCATGACCGACACCACCGCCAAGATCGCCGCCAAGAACGACGTCAAGCACACCGGCATCACCCCGGACGTCGCACGCCAGTTCTACGACCGCCTCGGCACAGCCCGCGTCGCGATCGTCGAGCTCGCCTCCACCGAGCACACCATCGACGTCGACGGCAAGAAGTCCGTCAAGCTCGACATCCAGTACATCGAGATCGCCGACGACGAAGCCGTCGAAGACCACCTCCGCGAGCTGCAGCGCGCCCTCTACAACCAGCGCCAGCCCCAGAAGCCCATCGACTCCATCAGCGATCAGGAGCCCACCGTCGAACAGATCGTCGACCGCGGCAGCAGCGTCCTCACCAACGCCTGACCCACCACAGTCTGGCCGGTCCCCGAAAGGGCGACACACCCAGAGGTCAACGGGGACCGGCCACCCACCCCCATCGGAGGGACCACCAGCACCGTGCAGGACGAAGCGCCAGACCACTACACCGAAGAGCCACCATCAGAGCCCTTCGATGACGACCCCAGCAGCCGCGTCGCCGCGATCGCACCCCACGACGAGACCGCGGAACGCTACGTGATCGGCGCTGCCCTGACCAGCCCCACCGCCTACGCCGACGCCGCGTCCATCGTCACGGCCGACCAGTTCTATTTGCCCCGCCACGAAGCGATCTGGCACGCCCTCGCCGACTTCGCCAGCACCGACCAACCCCACGAACCGGTCGCCATCATGTCCGCGCTCCGCGACGCCGGCATCCTCATGAAGGTCGGCGGCGGCGAGTACCTCCACACCTGCGTCGCCGAGGTCGCCAACCCGATGCACGCCGGCTACTACGCCGGCATCATCCACGACCTGGCGCTGCGCCGCAAAGCCCTCACCGAGCTCCAACGCGGCACGGCTCAACTGCGAAGCCCAGGCACAGTCTCAGACGTCCCCGACGTCCTCGCCCGCGTCCGCGACAGCCTCACCACAGCCCTCGACTCCACCAGCACCGGCCCGGCCACCAGCTGGGCGCCCGTCAACCTCGAGCCCGTCTTCGAAGGCCACACCCTCGACCCGGCCCCCGACATGCTGCCGCGCTCCGACGGCGTCTGCCTCCTCTACTCAGGCGGCATCCACTCCATCGCCGGCGAGTCTGAGTCCGGCAAGACCTGGATCACCCTCACCGCCGCAGTCCAGCTCATCACCGCCAACATGCCTGTCGTCTTCATCGACTTCGAGGACCGGCCCGAGCGCGTCATCTCACGCCTGTCCGCGCTCGGCGCACCCACCCAGGCGATCCGCGACCACTTCACCTACATCCGCCCCGACCGCGCCCTCGACCCCACCGCGCACCGCGACCTCGCCCCACTCCTCACCCACGCCGTCCTCGTCATCATCGACGGCATCACCGAAGCCATGACTATCCACGGCCTCGACCTCAACTCCAACGAAGACGCCGCCAAGTTCTACGGCATCCTCCCCCGATGGATCGCCGACCACGGCCCAGCCGTCGTCATGATCGACCACGTCACCAAGAACGAAGACACCCGCGGCCGCTACGCCCTCGGCGCCCAGCACAAGCTCGCCGGCATCGACGCCGCCTCCTACACCGTCAAGGTCCGACAGCCCTTCGGCCGCGGCAAGAAGGGAATCGCCACCGTCTCCGTCGCCAAAGACCGACCCGGCCACGTCCGCGAACACGCACGCGGCCACCGCATCGCCGACTTTACCCTCGACGACACCAACGGCACCACCATCGCCACCCTCGACCCACCCGAAGACGCCAGCCTCGGCGACGACGAACCCTGGGCACCCACCCACCTGATGGAGAAGATCTCCGCCTACGTCCTCACCAACCGCGGCGCCTCCCAGACCGCCATCCTCGAGTCCGTCCGCGGCAAGAAGAACCACAAGACCCTCGCCCTCGAGCTCCTCGTCCGACGCGGCTACATCGCCACCGAGAAGGGCCCACGCGGCGCCATCCAGCACGTCCACGTCCGCCAGTTCCCCGACCCGATCCAGAACACCCAGGAGGACTCCGGATGACCCTCCACACCCACCAGCGGGACCTAGGTCCGGACCTAGGTCCGGACGGAGTCATCTCCCCTGTGCAAAACCCTGTGCAAAACCACCACCGGGACCTAGGTCCCCACCCCGTCCGGGACCCCCTCAGAAGCGACCTAGTCCCTAGTCCCCCTCCCCTACGGGGGACTAGGTCGCTGAAAGGGTCCCCCGCCGACCCCAAAAACACACGACCCCGTCCCGCCCACCGGGACGCGGTCAAAACACCGGGACGAGGTGGGGGCCCATGACCGACCTCAAGCCATGCGACGAGTGCGGCCAACCTCATGTCACCAAGACCGGCCACCCATCATGCGTCGGCCACCGGAAGAAGAAGTACGGCGGAGGCCCGTGCGCCCAGCATCCGATGCATGGCCAGACCGTCTGCAAGACCCACGGCGGCATGGCCAAGCAGAACCGAGAGGCCGGTGCTCGGCGCCAGGCCGAAGCTCAGGCCGTCCGTGACGTCGAGCTCTTCGCCGGCCGTCGTGACATCCATCCGGCTGAGGCTCTGCTCGAGCTGGTGCAGTGGACCGCCGGCGAGGTCGACTACTGGCGCCAGGAGGTAACCCTGCTCGAGCGGGAGGACCTGACGTGGGGTGTCACGAAGGTCAAGGACGGTGGTGACGATCGGGGCACCACGTCGGAGGCGAAGCCGCACATCGCCTACGCCATGTTGATCGACGCTTCGAACCGGCTCGAGCGGTACAGCTCGGCAGCCCTCAAGGCCAACATCGACGAGCGTCGCGTCCGGTTGGCGGAGGCTGAAGGCCGAGCTCTGGCTGGTGTGATCCAGCGGATCCTTGCCGCCCTCGAGCTGACGCCGGAGCAGGCCGAGCTGGTGCACGTCGTGGTGCCGCGGGAGTTGCGGGCGATCGCTGCTGGCGTCGACGACAAGGCGGCGTCATGAGCACGAACACCGACCGCCTGGACGAGGTCATGACACAGATCACCGAGCTCGGCGAGTACACGCCGGAGTACCACGATGCGTTGGCGTTTCTGCTGACCGTCATGGCGAGGCGCCAGTGGATCATCGCCGATCAGATCCGGAGGTCACGGCGGGACTCTGCCGCCCGTTCGGCACGCGCCAAGAACCGACGCACGAATCAACGAGAGAAGGAAACCCCGCCATGACCGACACCGAGCGCAAGCCCTACGACCCCGCCGTCGCGATCGCCGCGATCGAGGACGACCTGGTCCGCACCATCGCCAACGAGATCCGAGATCACGGCTACCGGCACATGGTGTCCGAGGCCGAGCGCATCGCAGCTGCTGTCCGCTCGGCTGGCTACATCAAGGACCCATCCAACAAAGGAGCACGATCATGACTGACACGAAGCCCGAGAAGACCACCACGAAGAAGCCGGCGCGCATGCAGCACGTCGTCGTGCAGCTGCTGCCTGGCGGAGCTGCCGGCACTGCGTTCGACGACATGCTCGTCTTCGGCCAGGAGATCGACGCCCTCCGACACATCATCGGCAAGCCCGACTGGCGGTACGTGGCGGTGCCGCATGGTGCGTCGGTGGCTGAGGCGTTGAAGGCGGCCGGGTCATGATCGCCGACGACATCGCCGAACGTATCGCCGCCGCCCTTGAGCAGCTTGCCGTCGAAGCACGCACCGCGAACCTCCTGGCCGCCGGCGGCAACCCCACCATCCCCGACGAGCAACAGGCCGCGAGCCGAGAGGCCGCTGTCCAACGCCTCTGGAGTCTCAACCCACCCGAGCCTCTCATTCCACCAGTGACGAAGGGGTCGAAGAAGTGAGGGCCGACCGCACCGACCTGACCCGAGCCCAGCGCAAGGCACTCCAGCTGGCCGACCGCCGACAGGCTCGGCAACGCTCGATCGAGAACGGGCTCGGCAAGCGCGGCAACCAGAGAGGGGTCCGACCTTGATGATCGCCCTGCCGATGGCGATGCAGGCGGCGTACCGGATGCGGTATGAGCTGGAGCGTGGGCAACGGGTGAGGGAGGGGCTGTGAAGCTGCGCATCGCGTTGACGATCAGCCTCGGCCGCGACCGGCCGTCAGCCGACGGCGCCGACGAGACCGGCAGCCACCACGAGGTCGGGCCCGTCGACCTGTCCCTCGGGTTAACCGGGCCCGGCCCGAAGACCGATCAAGCGTGGGAGGCACGACGATGACCAACGACGACGGCACCACGTGCGCCTGGTCCGATCTACCCACCGACCAGTGCGCCCACTGCCGAGGCGGCCAGATCGGATGGTTCCGCATCGCCCACCCCGTCGCCGCGCAGGATCCCGTCAGCCGGCCACCACGGCGGCCCGTCACCGGACGCCAACTCCCCGAAAGTGATACCAGATACTGGGAGCTGACCGACTTCGTGACCGCCCTCTGCGATACCACCAGGGCGAGCCAGACGTACCAGACCTGCATCCACAACGCGGACGGGACGCTCACCTGGGTGACCGAACGCCACCACACGGTCAGCCCGCCGCTGCTCGAGCAGTTGTGGTCTGCGGCCGAGCAGTCCGGGTCGGTGGAGTCCGGCCGCCGGGTCCTCGCCTCGAAGCCATCAGCTCGGATCGACGCCATCGATACCGCTGTCCGCATCGAGAACGAGGTCCACGCCCTTCTCACCGCACGTGGTGTAACCGACTCTCACGATAGGTATCCCGACACGATTGCCGCCGTTCGGCATCTCGGCAGCATCGCCGGCACCGACCGTGACGCCTACCGTTCGATCCGATCCTGGTGGGCCGCCGCCAGGATCGTCACCGGATGGGACTCTCCCGCATGGGCGCCGGACAACACGTGCCCGCTGTGCGCGGTGCGTGGCGGTCTGCGGATCCGGCTCGATCTCCACACCGGTCTGTGCATCGAGTGCCACGAGACGTGGGACGAGAACTCGATCGGGCTGCTGGCGGATCACATTCGGGCCGAGAATCACGAGGATGAACAGGCGGACGAGGTCGATGCCGACACGCCGCAGCATCGGGCGTGTTGACACTGGGACGCGAGTGACTGAGACTGGCCTCGGCGGGAGAAGTGTCTCCGCAGCCAGAAGCCCCCACCGATTCGGTGAGGGCTTCGGTCATTCCTGGGTGGCTAGCGAGCGCCGCGCTCCGTGTCAAGAAACACACCGCTGTAGTTCGCGCGTGTCGTTTGCCAACCAGTCCTAACGCTGCCTAGTCTGGCGGTACGCAAGGGATGGGTCGACAGTCCAGCTGGGCTAGTTCGATCACCCGCAGGCCCCCGCCAGACTTCCTACTTGGCGGGGGTCTGCTCATGCACGAGAAGGCCCGCCCCGAGCGATTGCCCAGGGCGGGCCCTTCCCCAGCCGGCGCCCCTGGGGAGATTCGAACTCCCGACTCACCATCTTCGCAAGGGATGGGCTCTGTCCAGCTGAGCTACAGGGGCTGCGGCTAAGGAACATCCTCGCATCACCACCCCCGTCGACAAGGGAGACACGCACCCTCTTCCATGGATCGACGCCTCTGACGAGGTACGGTCACCGATCCACGCGGGCCGAGGTGAGACAAGTCACAACCCGGGGCGGAGGTCGTTCATGGCCACGATCGTCGTCCAACTCGACCCAGGCGTCCTGCGCACCGGCTTCTGGTGCAACGCATGCATGACGTCCGGCGGCTTTCACCTCCCCCTGGTGCGGCTCACCGACCACTGCGTCAAGACAGTCGCTATCGCGGCCGGCTGCTTCACGTGAGAGGGACCAGGTGACCTCGAGCCATGACACTCACCGAGTCCTGGGACGCAGCTGCCCGAGTCTTCGAGCCGACGCCCGTGTCGCCGTACCGGGCCGATCCGGCCGGCTGGGTGAAGCATCGACTCGGCGAGCACCTGTGGTCGAAGCAGCGCGAGATCTCCCAGGCTGTCGTCGAGCACCCGCGTACCGCCGTCAAGTCGTGCCACGACTCCGGCAAGAGCTTCCTCGCCGCCCGCCTCGCAGCCTGGTGGATCGACGTCCACGCACCCGGCGAAGCGTTCGTCGTCTCCACGGCGCCCACGTACAAGCAGGTCCACGCGATCTTGTGGGAGGAGATCCGCAAGGCCGCCAGGCTCGCCGAGCACCGTGGTGATCCGCTGCCGGGCAAGGTGTTCCAGTCCGATGAGTGGAAGCTCGACGACGGCACCCTGGTCGGCTTCGGCCGCAAGCCTGCCGACACCGACGAGCACGGCTTCCAAGGCATCCACCGCCGCTACGTCCTGGTCATCATCGACGAGGCGTGCGGCGTGCCCGAGCAGCTGTGGACCGCGGTCGAGGCGATCACTACCAATGCGTCGGCCACAGTCCTGGCGATCGGGAACCCGGACGACCCGAACACCGAGTTCGGCCGCATCTGCAAACCCGGCTCCGGCTGGCAGGTGCACTCGATCTCGGCGTTCGACACCCCCAACTTCACCGACGAGCAGGTGCCTGACGACCTGCGGCCGCTGCTGCTGTCACCGGACTGGGTCGAGGACAAGAAGATCCGCTGGGGTGAGGAGTCCCCCCGCTACACGTCGAAAGTCCTCGGCGACTTCCCCGACATCGGCGAGGACACCCTGATCGCACCGTCGCTCATCGAGGCGGCGCAGAACCGGACCCTGGTTGAGGATGCTGACGATCAGCGCCTCGGCGTCGACGTCGCCCGCTATGGCACCGACCGGACCATCATCATCCGCACGGCCGGCCCTGTCTGTCGAACCATCGGGTCCTACGCGAAGCTCCCGACAACCGAGACGACTGGTCACGTCGTCGCCCACGTGCGCGAGCTGCCGGGCGACTTCGAGATCCGCGTCGACGGTGTCGGTGTCGGCGGTGGTGTTGTCGACCAGTTGGTCGAGATGGGCTTCGCGGTGATGGACATGCAGGCCGGTGCTGCCCCGATGGACTCCAAGCACTTCCTGAACGCGCGAGCCGAGTGGTACTGGGGCCTGCGGGAGCTGTTCGAGCAGGGCGACATCGACATCGACCCCGATGACGACGAGCTCGCCGCCCACCTCGGCGCACTGCGGTACAAGTACACGTCCCGCGGGCAGATCCAGATCGAGTCGAAGGACGACATCCGCAAGCGGGGCCTGCCGTCCCCGGACCGGGCCGACGCGCTGATGCTCGCGAAGGCGTTCGTACCGCCGGAGCTCGGCCACATCGTCGACCAGGACGACCTCGACCCGTCGCTCGCCGGCTACCAGATCGGCGCCGGCTACTAGACCACTGTGGAGGTGACGTCGTGGGCATGATCGACCGCATCACCGACCCGGCCCAGACGGTCACCGAGATCGAGGACACCACCCGCGAGCGGATCGTGTTCATGGCCGAGCAACTCGAGGCCGCGTCCAACACGATCGAGATGCTCGAAGAGTCGATGGCCGACATCGAGCTCGCCCGCGAGGATGTCGGCTGGCAGCGGATCGGCGCCTGGTCGACGGCCCAGTTCTCCCGCGATGGCATGAACCGGAACGCCGAGCTGTGCCGGATCATGGTGCTGTCGAACCCGCTCATCAAGCGGGGTCTCGCGTTGCGGCACTCCTACGTTTGGGGTCGCGGTGTCGAGATCGAAGCCCGCGACAAGACCGCCACCGAGCTCGTCGACGTCGTCCAGGCCTACATCGACCTGAACCGCGAGACCCTCTTCGGGTCCGGCGCGCAGGAGGACCTCGAGCGGACCGTCGGCACCGACGGGAACGTGTTCCTCGCCCACTTCACCCGGCCGATGTCCGGCTCGGTCAAGGTGCGGTCGATCCCGTTCGCGGAGATCTCCGAACGGATCTGCAACCCCCAGGACCGCGACGAGCCGTGGTACTACAAGCGGGCTTGGACGGTCGTGGAGATCAGCGACGACGGCCAGAAGAACACGGTCCGCCGTGAGGCGTACTACCCCGACATCGCGTACCGGCCGCGCCGGCGCCCCAAGTTCATCGACAGCATCGAGGTGTTCTGGGACGCACCAGTCCGCCACGTCGTGGTGAACCGGCCCGACGGGTGGGACTTCGGCGTCGGCGACGCGTTCGCCGGCATCGACTGGGCCCGCGCCTACGGCACGTTCCTGTCCGACTGGGCCAAGCTGATGAAGGCCCTGTCCACGTATGCGTGGAAGGTCACCGGGCAGTCGAAGAAGACTGCCGGCACCGCGGCGACCGAGGTCCGCAAGAACAGCGCCAGCACCGGTGCCACTGTCCGCACCTCCGAGGCTGAGAAGGTCGGCCAGACGGCGGTGATGTCCGGCGCCACGCTCGAGGCCATCCCCAAGAGCGGCGCGACCATCGACGCCGACTCCGGCCGCCCCCTGGCCGCCATGGTCGCCGCTTCACTCGGAGTGCCTGTCACCATGCTTCTCGGCGACCCGGGTGTCACCGGCGCACGTGCGACAGCCGAGACCCTCGACACCCCGACCGTGCTGGAGTTCAAGGCCCGGCAGCGGCTGTGGCAGACGGTATACGGCGACTCGATCGGGTACGCCATCGACCAAGCCATCAAGGCACCTCGAGGCCCGCTGCGAGGCACCGTCACCCGTGACGAGTGGGACACCGAGCAGTACGAGCTGGCCGGCGACATCGACCGGACTGTCGAGATCACTTTCGGCGACCTCGACCAGGTCGACCCCAAGGTCCTCCTCGAGGCGGTCTCGATTGCCGCCGACCTGGAGCTCGTGCCCGACCTCGTCATCCTGCGGGCCGCGCTCATGTACCTGCCCGGCGTCGAGGACGTCGATGAGATCCTCGACCAGGTCACCGACGACGACGGTAACTTCGTACCGCCGAAGGCGACCGCCGGCGACGTCGCAGTGCAGAGGTTCCGCAACGGCGAGGATCCCGCTGAGGACCTCTGATGGCGGCCAACGAGGAGACGACACAGCTCCTCGCACAGTTGCGCTCCTACCTGGCGCGCCTCACTGATGACCACACCCGCACCGTGGTGGCGGCATGGGCTCGCGCCTGGGACGACATCGCACCCGAGCTGACAGCGACGATCGCCGAGCTCACCGCAGATGGTCCACCGACCCGTATGCAGATCATCCGTTCGCGACGGCTGGCCAACTCGCTGGCCGTCATCGAGCAGCGACTCACCGGCCTCGTGGACCAGTCAGCGGCGAAGGCGATCGGGAATCTGCGTCAGGTCATCGACAACGCAGGCCGAACGACCGACCGGCTGATCTCCTCACAGCTGCCGACTGGTGAGCAAGTTGCCGGGTGGTCCCGCGTCGACGCCTCCCAAGTGGATGCGATGGTGCAACGCTCGACCGAGCAGATCACCAAGCTGTCGTACCCGCTCGCCGATCACGCCACCGCGGTGATGAAACGGCAGCTGGTCCGCGGGATCCTCGTGGGAGCGAACCCCCGCGAGGTCGCTCGACGCATGGTCCGCCAGGCCGAGGTCGGATTCAACGGCGGTCTGACCCGGGCGCTGACGATCGCGCGCACCGAGATGCTCGACGCACACCGTGCCGCCTCGATGCTGGCCGAGAAGCAGCACACCGACGTGCTCGCCGGCTGGATCTGGGTGGCCGAGCTCGGCCACCGCACCTGTCCGGCCTGTTGGGCGATGAACGGGCAGGAGTTCCCGCTCACCGAGCCCGGCCCGTCCGGACACCAGAACTGCCGATGCGTCCGAGTCCCGAAGACCAAGTCCTGGCGCGAGCTCGGGTTCAAGAACGTCGAGGAGCAGCCGTCGCTTCTGCAGTCCTCGGCCACCATGTTCGGTCGACTCTCGACCAGCGAACAGCTCGACGTTCTCGGCCCCGCACGGTATGCCGCGTGGCGGGCAGGCAAGTTCCCGATGTCGAAGTGGGCGACCCTCCGGCATGCCAGCGGATGGCGAGACTCATGGGTGCCGTCGCCGGCGCCCGCCGGGTTCCGGCTGGCCCGCCGCGACAAGGTCGCGCCGAAGACGCCGAAGCCGTGGCGGTTTGGCAGCGGCACCAAGAAGGCCGTCGGTCCAGTGCCAGAGCGGATCCTCAAGTCGATCCAGGCGTTGCACGACGTGCCTCTGCTCAAGAACCCACTCGCGGTGTTGCCACTTGCCAACGCCGGCGGAGTGCAGGGCACCTTCGCGGCCAAGACGATGACGCTGCGGGTCAACCCGAACGCCCTCGGCAAGGGCCTGACGACCGCCCACGAGTTCGGCCACTATCTGGACTGGCAGGACTTCGGAAGTGCCCAGCGCATGGCGTCCGCGACGTCGACCGAACCTGAGTGGGTTGCGTTGCGTGCCGCCATCGACAGGACGCCTGAGGTCAAGGGACTGCGAGCTGTCGCAGCCGACACGCGCAGCAGCGCCGAGATCCGGGCGCACGCCGACTACCTGGCTAGCCGCGAGGAGCTGTTCGCCCGGGCCTACGCCCAGTGGGTGGCGCGCAAGACCGGCCGAGGCGACCTTGCGCAGGACCTGAAGACCATGCGCCGGCTCGACGGGATCAACGCCCTCAGGCAGTGGTCAGACGACAACTTCGACGACATCGCCGACGCGTTCGACGTCCTCTTCGAGAGTAGGCTCAAGCCGTGATCCTGCCGACGACGATGGACTGGGACGAGGCGGTCGCCGCCACTGACGAGGAGCTCGTCGACGCCTACGTCAGCGACGGCATGGATGCTCAGCAGGCTCAGGCGTACGCGGCGGAGATCCGGGCCGCAGTCGCCGACCCGTCGCACATCTCATAGCAGCCGCGGGTCGAGTCCGTTCGTCTCGGGGAACCGGTCGACGTTCGACGGCTCGTAGAAGACCGCGGGGCACCACTTGCATTCATTGACGATCGACATCCCGACGACACCGTTCCGCTCGACCGGCTGAATGTCGGCTGGCACCCATTCGTGACCAGGGCACTCGCCCGGTCCGCCGGCATTCTCGTCGTCCTGCCCCATCACCCCAACCTACCGCCAGCGGGAGGACCACGGACATGCCCAAGACCATCACCGAGGCCACGACGCTGCAGTCCGCCGAGGTCGATTCCAAGACCGGGCACCTGCAGATTGGGATCATCACCCCGGGCTTCGGGTCGAGTGGCTACTACTCCCCGGAGGTCCTCGAGGCCGCGGCCACCGATCGGGTGTTCCCCAAGGGCACCCTCATGCACTTCGATCACCCCACCGAGTCAGAAACCTTCGAGCGTCCCGAACGCTCCGTACTGACCATCGGAGCGGTGCTCGAAGAAGACGCCCACTGGGATGGCAAGCAGCTCGTCGCGGAAGCGTCCCCGGTTGCTCCGTACCGCGAGCTCCTGACCGACAAGGTGTTCGCGTCGGCGATCGGCGTGTCGATCCGGGCCGCGGCCGAGGTCGAGGAGGGCGAGGTCGACGGGAAGTCGACCACGATCGTCTCCAAGCTCATCGAGGGCAAGTCCGTCGACTTCGTCACCCAGGCCGGACGTGGGGGCTCCATCCTGAACGTGTACGAGTCGGCACGCCCTTCCAGGGTCAACGCCAGAGCTGTCCGTCACGGCATCACCGAGGCGACCGTCAACGACCGACGTGAGGCCCTGTCCACGCTCGTGCGTGACGAGTACGGCGCCGAGAAGATCTACGTCTGGCTCCGCGACTTCGACGAGACCACCGCCTGGTTCGAGATCGAGACCGGCGACGACACCGGTGTCTGGCAGCAGTCCTACACCACAGGCGACAACGACCTCCCCAACGCCCTGACCGGCGACCGGGTCGAGGTCCGCGTCTCCACCCAGTACGTCCCGGTCAGCCCGGCCGGGCCATCCCCAACCGAGGAGTCCGAGGAGGACACCATGGCAACAACCCAGATCGAGGAGACCGAGCTCTCGGGTCTTCGCGAGAAGGCCGGCCGGGTGAGCGCGCTCGAGTCCGAGCGTGACACCGAGAAGGCGCGGGCCGACAAGGCCGAGGCCGACCTCGCCGAAGCCCGCAAGGCGATCGCCGAGGCCGACCGCGGCAAGCGGCTCGACCAGATCATCGCCGAGGCCGAGACCGAGTTCACCGACCTGGAGAAGGTCGGGCTCAAGGCGCAGGCCCAGGTCAAGGAGGACGGCGCCCTCGACGAGGACGCGTTCGCCAAGATCGTGGCCGAGGCCGCCGCGAAGGTCGCCGAGGCCCACGGAGCCGGCAAGCCGCGCGGCAACGGCCAGCGTCCCGGCACCACCGACAGCGAGGTCAGCGAAGCCGACCTCGACAAACTCGACGACGCCATCTTCGGCGCCGTGAAGGAGGGCTGACACATGGCCACGAACAACCGCTTCGCGTGGAGCGACTCACTGTCGCTTCCGGTGGCATCCGGCGTGGAGTCGGGTGACCCGGTCATCGTCGGCGACCTCCCCGGTGTCGCACTCACCGACCGCGCCACCGGCGGCGACAAGGCCGGCGGCAACGCCGACGGCTTCGCCACCGTCGCGCTCGACGGCGTGTTCGACCTCGAGGTCACAGGCGCGCTCGCCGCGGCCGGCACCCCGGTCTACATCACGCCCGCCGGCGCGCTCACCGCCACCGTCAGCACCAACAAGCTGTTCGGCTACTCCGTGCCCGGGTTCACCGCGGACGGCACCAAGGGATCGGGCGCCGGCACGGTGTCCGTCAAGATCGCACGGGTCTGAGGAGGCCACACATCATGACCGCAACCATCAACGAGTCGGTCGATCAGATGATCGCCGCCCTCCGCAGCCCCTCCGGTCGCGACCGTCGCATGGCGGACGCCGCGTACCGGGCCAAGATGAAGGCCGTCTCCGAACGGCTCATCCAGCCCGCATTCCGGGGCGACCGCTACGCGCGCCTGGACCTCAACGAGGCCATGAGCACCTCGGACTTCCCGATCCTCTTCGGTGACGTCCTCGGCCGCTCACTTCAGCGCCGTTACGCCCAGCGGCCGTCGATCTGGCAGCAGTTCGCCGCTCGCCGGACCGTGCCGGACTTCCGGGCCGTCAAGCTCATCGACCTCCTCGGAGGCGGCGGGATCCTGCCGGACGTCGCCGAGCTGGCGCCCTACACCCGTCGGGCACTGTCGGAGACCGAGATCGAGCTCAAGACCGGCAAGACCGGTGCTGCGCTCGCCTGGTCGTGGGAGGCAGGCGTCAACGACGACCTGTCCGCCTTCGCCGACGCCCCGAACCGGCTGTCCCGTGCGGCGGTGAACACCGAGGACCACAAGGTCACCTCGGCGATCGCCACCGCGACCGGTCCGGCGGCCTGGATCGGCACGCCGGCCACGACCCCGCTGACCCGGGAGAACCTCGAGGAGGCACTGCAGACGATCACCAACCAGGTCGACGAGGATGGCAACCCCATCATCATCGACACGCCCCGCCTGGTGGTCCCGCAGTCGCTGTCCCTGACGGCAAAGCAGATCGTCGAGACCGTCACCGTCAAGACGACGGTTTCCGGGGTCGAGGCTGAGGTCCGCGGCAACAGCCTGTCGTCCACGCCGCAGATCGTGGTCAACCCGTGGCTGACCGCGATCAACAAGCACGCGAAGGCGCCCGACACCTGGTACCTGCTCGCAGGTCCCGACAGCGAGCGCCCGGCCGTGTTCGGCGTGTTCCTGCAGGGTCACGAGGCGCCGGATCTGCGTCAGCGCGCCGACACCGGTGTCCGCCCGGGTGGTGGGTCGATCGACCCGTCCGAGGGCGACTTCGAGCACGACGCCGTCGAGTACCGCATCCGCCACGTCGTGGCCGGTGCGCGTGGCTTCGACGAGGTCGCGTTCGTCTCCGTCGGTTCGTGACCGACACACCTCGGCCAGAGACGCCGCCGTCGGCTCCTTCCGACACAGCGGCGTCTCTGGCCCAGGTGGTGGACCTGCTCACGCAGATC